GTATCTTATCGGCGTAAACTCGGCTTGGGCGACACTTCCATCACAGGTATATTTGACAACGAAACTGTCCCGGTTAATGCTGGCGGCATTGCATCGGTGCATCAAGAGCAACCGCGCTTCACTTGTCGCACGGCGGATGTTCCGTATATTGCTGAAGATGATGTTATCATTGTGAGCAGCGTTGAATATAGAGTTGTGGCTTGGTTGCACGATGGAACGGGCGTAACAACATTGCAGTTGGAAAAACAATAGATGGCGCATGTTCGTAAGCAAATAAGGGACCGTGTAGCCGAGAAACTAAAGTCGGATGTTAGCTTGGTTAAGCGACGTGTTTTCACAACGCGAGTGCATCCGTTAAATGATACTAATTTGCCTGCAATTAGCGTTTATACTGGCTCTGAATCCAGTGAGCGCATGAATTTAGGCGTAACTGACATTATTCGCGAACTTACGCTAGACGTAGACATCTACGTCCGCGAAACAAGTAAGTTTGATGATGATGTGGACGCGATAGCCGTTCAAGTTGAGGAATCATTAGCCGGGGATTTTACGATTAATGGTCTTGCTAAGTTTAGCGTATTAACATCAACTGAAATACAGTTTGACGGTGATGCTGACCAAATACTTGGTATAGCTAAGCTGACATACTCAATAAGATATGTTACTGCTATCGGTGACGTAGAATTAGCCAAGTAGGAGTTTTGAAATGGCGACACATACAGGAAGTGAAGGAACCGTCAAAGTTGGAACGGCTGGTTCAGACACTGTAATTGCAGAAATCCGTACCTTCAGCATTGAAGAAACAGCGGACACACTAGAAACGACGGCTATGGGCGACACCTCTCGCACATACTCGCCCTCACTCAAGAACTTTACGGGTTCCGTTGATGTTTTCTGGGACGAGACAGACACAAGCGGTCAAGGTGCTTTGACAGTTGGTTCTGAGGTCACGCTCAACTTCTACCCGGAAGGTGCAACATCTGGTGACACATACTATGGCGGTTCTGCCATTGTCACTGGTCGCACAATCAATTCATCATTTGATGGCTTGGTAGAGGCGTCGTTAACTATCCAAGGTTCCGGCGCATTAACGGAAACGACGGTGGCCTAATATGTCATTAGCGAAACGCATTGCAGCAAAACGGGCGGAAGAGCAACGGGGTTTTCTGGATGTGGAAGAATGGGGCGAAGGAGATCAGCCACTTCGCCTCTATTTCACAACAGTTTCGGCGCGTGACATGGAGCAAATCCAACGTAAACATAAGGATTTTATCAACAACCCTACAATGTCGGCTATGATTGATATGATTATTCGAAAGTGTGAAAGCGATGCTGGTGAATCAGTGTTCACGCTTGAGGACAAGCCGATCTTGATGGGTGAGCCAATAAACTTAATCGCTAAGGTATTTGGCTCAATCCTTGAAAGTGTAACTGTTGAGGAACACGAAAAAAACTAAGGTGCGACCCGTTTAGATATAATCTGATTTCACTAGCTGAGTTGCTTGGAAAAACCATAGGTGAGATAGAGCAAATCAGCCTTTCAGAATATAACGAATGGGTCGCATATTTCAGGATCAAGTCGGAGCAAAAAGACAATGGCGACTGAGAAGCTAACTTTCCAAATGAACGCTGTTGGCAATGCTGTGCCTGAAATGAAAAAGGTTCAGACGCAGCTTGGTTCACTTGACCAGACCATGCAAAAATCTACTGCAAATCTCAATAGGCAAGCCAAAGGGATGCACAACGTCGCCCGTGCCAATAAGGGCATGACCCGTGGCTTGGGCATGGCTTCATTGCAGTTTCAGGATATGGCGGTTCAAGCCTCAATGGGCACTAGCGCCTTGCGTATTATGACCATGCAGGGTCCGCAGCTTGCGTCGATCTTTGGCCCTAAAGGCATGATATTAGGTGCGTTGATTGCTGTGGGCGGTGCTTTGGCATTGATGGGTGACAATTCAACGAAGCTATCTTTCGACTTTAAGCGGTTTGGATCAGATATGAAGGTGGCTTTCAAGCCCCTGATTGACTTTGTGCGACCAGCGATTGATCTGGTTAAGAAAGGATTTTCTTTATTAAAGACTGGTGCGATGGCTGCGCTCAATGGCCTTGTTAACGGCATAAATACTTTTGCTGTAGTTGTTTCGAATATACCAGCAATGGTTAAAGAGGCATTTTCCCGATCCGTAGACAGAATTAAGTTGTTTCAAGCTCAATTTGGATTGTTTGTTAATGAAATTAGTTTTAGATGGCTAAACTTCACAGGAGGAATGAAAGAGGGCTTTGCTGAAACTGTAGATAGCCTTGCATCCTTAATGAACGATTTTATGGGGACAGACTTTGCAACAAATAATCTTGAACAGGCTATGAAAAGTTCGAATGCAGCTTTTAAAGACCTTAATCGAGAGTTTGGCAGCCTTATAGATCAAGAATCTAGATTGCGTGAAAAACTAGATAAGCCATATGAGAGCTATAAGGCACTTCAAGATGACTTAAATAACTTAGTTAAGATTGATATTTTCTCATATTTCAAGCGTGTAAAGCGTGAGGGAGAGGATGCAGCCGATACAATAGGAAACAAAGTCCAAACTGTAGCCGGCATGATCGGTGACAAGTTTGGCGATGCCTTCATGTCATTGGTTGACGGTACAAAAAGCGCCAAATCGGCCTTCCGCGCAATGGCTGGTGATATAATAAAAGAGCTTTACCGAGTATTTGTAGTCAAACAAATTACGGGCTTTATATCTAATGCAATAACAAGTGCATTTCCTTCTCTCGGCGCTACACCCATGAAGGCGATTGGCGGACCCGTACAACGAGGCAATCCTTATGTCGTGGGTGAGAGAGGCCCAGAGTTGTTTGTGCCTTCACGGAGTGGCTCTATCGTTTCAAATAACAATATGTCTGGCGGTGGCGGTGTAACGGTTGTGCAGAATATCAACGTATCAACTGGCGTACAACAAACTGTACGGACTGAAATCAAGTCACTTATGCCACAGATTGCAGAGAGCGCGAAAGCGGCGGTGGCAGACGCTAAACGGCGCGGTGGGTCATACGGAAGGGCTTTTGCATAATGGCTATCACTTACCCTTTAGCTTTGCCGTCACATACGGGCATAGCAGCGATTGAGCTTAGGGCCGTAAATGCGGTTGCATATAGCCAATCACCATTTACGTTTGCGGGTCAGGCCCATGCTTACAGTGGCGAAATGTGGCAAGCTGACATCACATTGCCGCCGATGAAGCGCGCAGATGCGGAGCAATGGATTGCCTTTCTGATTAGCTTGCGTGGTCAATATGGCACTTTTTACCTCGGTGACCCTACGGCAGCGGCTCCGCGCGGCACTGTATCAACTAATAATGATGTTAATTCTGCTACAGGTAGCGCGGGAGCTAGAACTATTTCCGTTACGATATCATCGGGTGAAACTCTTCTGGCTGGCGATTACATACAGATCGGCACAACGGCCAATCGTTCACTGCACAAGGTTTTAGTTAACGCGACCGGAACGGGAGCCGCACAGGACATAGAAATATGGCCAGCTTTGCGAGAGGCTAAATCTAGCGCGGGTGTTAATATACTAAACACAACTGGTAAGTTTAGGCTGGCAAGCAATCAGCAAAATTGGTCAGTTAATGAAGCCAGCATTTACGGCTTAACATTTGGAGCGTTTGAAGCGATATGAGTAGAACAGTTCCCGGCGCATTACTTACAGCACTTGATGGCGATGAGATTGAAGTCTTCTACGCGGTCGATCTGGACTTTGATACCGCCAATTTGCGCTTCTGGACGGGCTACGGCAACAAAACGATTAATGGCAACACCTACACCGGGACGGGTAACTTGCTTGCCATAGATGGCTTAGAGGAAGCATCAGACCTATCTGCGCGTGGCACTACGCTAACTTTGAACGGACTAGATAGCACAATAATTTACTATGCTTTGAATGAGGAATATCAAGGTCGATTAGTAACTATCTATTGGGGCGTTGGCACAGAGACCGTTGAGGTGTTCAGCGGCTTTATGGATAAGATGACTATCCAAGATAGTGCCGAAACTGCAACAATAAGTTTGACCGTAGAGAGCCGTTTAATTGTCCTAGAGCGCCCAAACGTGCGCAGATACACGCGAGAGAGCCATGCAGGCGTTAGAACGGCCAAGAGTCTAACGGGCGATGACACATTCTTTGACTGGGTTACAAAGCTCCAAGACAAGCAAATCGTATGGGGCAGGGCGACAGAAAATGGTGAAGCCTGATTTAGACGCGCTAAACGATTACATAAAAAAGATGCGTAATGTATCTTTTCAGTGGCACACCAATGATTGCTTTATGTTTACAAATAACGCCTATAAGGCCATGTATGGCGAAGGCTGGGCGGATGATTGGGTTGGCAAATATACTAAGGGCGGCATGTATTTGAAGCGTGATGACCTGCGCAAAGTGTTTAAATCTAACACTCTTCAGGATGCAATTGATTGTAAGTTGACGCGGGTTGACCACATCCCACCCAAGGGTGCGCTGGTTACTTGTGATCGTGCTAGGCGGTGGGTAATTGGTGAAGCACTTGGAATTTCTGTAGGCACAAAGGCTATCTTTTTGGGCGAAAAAGGTTTAGTTTCGCAGCAAATAGACTTCATTACGGGCGCGTGGATTAAAGCATGACATACAAGCTAGGTGATCTAACCGTTAAGAATTGGAATAGCTGGGATCGTGTCCCGCGCGATCCAATTACCATTGGCAATATAATTTTGGCAGGTGTCGGCGCTTCAACAACTTCATTAGCTTTGATTTATGTTGTGGGATATGTAGCCATCACAGCGGTTACATCGTGGGCCTTGCGTGCTTTGGCCCCTCAGCCGAGTTTTGGCGGCGCTGGATCACGCGGTTTATTGGTCAACAGTCGTGAAGCTACTGCACCGCAGCAAATTGTGTACGGTGAGATGCGCAAAGGTGGCGTTGTTACGTTTATCGAAAGCACAGGCGACACTAATCAATATTTGCATCAGGTCATTGTGCTTGCTGGCCATGAGGTCAACAGCATTGGTGACATCTACGTTAATGATGAGGTCGTGACGATAGATAGCAACGGTTATGTCACTGATGCGAAGTGGGATAGCAAAATCCGTATTAAAAAGCATACGGGCGCAGACAACCAGAGCGCAGATAGTGATCTAGAAAGTGAAACATCTGTTACGTCTGATTTTAAGGGCGAAGGCATTGCGTACATCTATGTTCGTATGGAATACGATCAGGACGTTTTCGCTGAAGGGGTGCCACTGTTTACTGCAAAAGTGCAGGGTAAAAAGCTGTACGACCCACGCACGTCCACAACTGTTTATTCTGCCAATGCAGCTTTGTGCATTCGGGATTACCTTGTTTCCGCTTATGGCTTGGACAATTCAGGCGACACAAACGACGCATACTTTCAGACCGCCGCAAACACATGCGATGAAGACGTTACCCTATCCGGCAGTGGTACAGAGAACCGATATGAAATCAACGGTGTCATAAGTCTAGATCAGACCCCTTCCGACGTTCTAGGCGACATGATGACAGCCTGCGCTGGTACATTGTTCTGGGGGCAAGGCGAGTGGCATCTAAAGGTTGGTGAATATACATCATCCATTAAGACATTTACCCTTGATGACTTGCGTGGACCGATCACCCTAGACACAAAGCACAGCCGACGTGACAACTTTAACATTGTCAGAGGTACATTTAATGATGCTCAACAGGGCTTTATTCGTGCTGACTATCCAGAGATAAGATCATCGTCTTTTATTACGGACGATAACGGTGTTGAAAGTGCGCTTGATTTAGCTTTGCCACTAACCACATCCTCTTCAATGGCCCAAAGACTGGCTAAGATGACTTTGTTCCGTGGGCGTGAGCAAATGACCCTTTCGGGTGACTTTGGGCTAGAGGCTTTTGAGGTTGAGTGCGGTGATATAATTGCGCTGAATATGGACCGATATGGCTTTTCAGCTAAAGAATTTGAGGTTGTTGGCTGGAAGTTTCGCAATGATGGTGATGCTGGCGATCTGCGTGTTGGCCTTACATTGCGGGAAACTTCATCCGCTGCATTTAGTTGGACGGCTGAAGAGAGCGACATTACAGGCAATGACAGCACGCTTACTGATCCAACTGCATCCCTTAATATAGCAAGTCTAACAACGTCAGGCGGCGGTCGCACAACTACCGATGGCACGTTTATCAACAGTGTCATTCTATCTTGGACCGCGCCAGCAAATAAATTTATCACTCATTACGATGTTGAGTGGAAGGCGGTCGCTGATAGCAACTATGCCGCTACAACTACAACAGAAACGAGCATTGAATTAAGTCCCTTGGTTGACGGTGTTCAATATATTATTCGGGTCAGAGCGGTGGCTGTAAACGGTAGGCGCGGCGATTTCGTTACGGCTACCTTTACGGGTGGTGGTGATACGACCGCGCCAGCACTTCCAACTGCAATAAGCGCCACTGGCGGGTTTAAATACATTACAGTCGAGTGGACCAACCCAGCCGACAGCGACCTTAACTTTGTTGAGATATACGAGAACACAACGAACACTAGCACGGGCGCGACTAAGGTTGGTATTTCTGGTGGGGATAGCTTTACGCGCACAAATCTTGGACTTAATCTGACAAGATATTACTTCCTCAGATCGGTTGACTACTCTGGTAATACGTCAGCTTTTACCTCGGGGGTATCTGGAACGACAACATATCTGGACGATCCAGATTTTGAGAATGGCGTGAGGCAGATATTTATTGATGCTGGTTTAGACTTCATTGCGCCTGTTTCTTCTTTGCCTGCCTCCGGCGACTTTACTAATCAACAGGTTTTTTTAACCACTGACAGCAAGTTATATTATTGGGATGGTTCAGCTTGGCAAGCCACTGTTGCAGAAGTCGGTTCTATAGACTTTTCCGACTTAACAGGAACTCTCGCTAACGCTCAAATTGCAGTCAACGCTATAGACGGTACAAAGATTACTGATAATACCATCAGCTCCTCTGAGATTGCAGCAAATACTATCAATGCAGGTAATATCGCAGCCAATGCTATTGGTGCTAATGAACTTAGCGCCAATGCGGTAACGGCTGACAAGATTGCAGCTAACGCTATTACGGCAGCTAAGATTTCTGCTGGTGTTATTACTGGCGACAAGATTAGTGCCAATACGATCACTGGTGGTCTGATAGCTGCCTCTGGTATTATCACCAGTTCAGCGCAAATAAATGATGCAGTTGTCACAAACGCTAAGATTGGAAATCTCGCCGTCTCTACTGCCAAAATTGGCGACAACATGGTTACATTTCCGCAATTTGCACAAGGTTCGAATACAACAATATTGCAGTCTACTAACACAACGGAAACAACACTTGTCACCTTAACAGTATCTACCTCAGGCGCTCCTGTTGAACTTAGGGGAACTGCTTTCCTTTCACATTCAAATAATGTTCCTCAGACCAGGGAAGATGAATACCGCCAATTTAACTATAGGTTGTATAGGGGTAGTACCCTACTATCAGGGCTTGCGGATGCGCTTGTAGGAGGCTTTAACTCTCCTTGTTTCCAGCTTGTTTATTTGGATAATGTCTCAGCAGGAACTTACACTTATACGTTAAGGGTGCAGAATACTGGTGGGAATACTGCAAGAACGCTAATATTATTCCCCAATATATCTTTTGTGGAGTTAAAGAAATGAATAAGTATACAATCTTTAACGAAAACAACATATTACTCACTCTAACTGTAACGGAAGAAACACTGTTACTTAATGTTAATGAGGGGGAGGATTATGTTGAGGGACACTACCCTGATGACCTTTATTATATTAAGAATGGTGAGATAAGAGCTTTCCCTGAGAAGCCATCTTATCCAGTAGAGTTTGATAAAGACGCAGAACATTGGGTTTGGAATGAGCCTGTATCGTGGGCGCTATTAAGGCAAGAAAGAGACGATATGCTATTAAAGTATGTTGATCCTGTTGTGAGCAATCCTTTACGGTGGGCAGGTCTCTCCTCAGAAAAACAACAGGAATATGCTACTTATAGGCAGTCTTTATTAGACCTTCCAGCCAATACAACTGACCCCCGCAGCGTGATTTGGCCCACCCAGCCTTCGTGATTTACTACTGATAACCTTTGTGCTAATATTTGCCTGCATATGCTAAAATATCTGGAGTTCCAAAATGGCAACCTTTAACAAGATCAACGATTTCGTTGTTAACGCAGTGCATAACATGGATTTGGAAAGTGACCAGATCGTTGTAGCATTGTCTAATACCGCACCATCAGCCGAAGGTACAGACCCAACAACAGACGGGAATGGTATCCTTGGAAATGTAACCGAAGTATCTTATACTAACTGTTCAACGCGGAACGTGACTACAACGTCATCTACGCAGGCATCAGGTACATATAAGCTAGTTTTGACTGACATTACTCTAACTGCATCAGGCGGCGATGTCGGACCTTTCCGTTATGTTTATATCTTCAACGATACAGTGGCGACACCCGCAGACCCATTGATCGGCTACTATGATTATGGTTTGTCGTTGACGTTGAATGACGGTGACAGCTTTACCTTGGATTTCTCTGCCGCAGATGGCGTTATTCAAGTATCATAAAATTTGGGGGTTGCATTAGATGGCTACTTTTAACAATGGCGAAAGCCTATCGTCGGTTCGCACCAAGATTAACGACGCTATTGATAAGATAGACGGTAATGCGACCATCCCTAACAATGTTGACATCACGGGTACTTTGTCCAGCGATGTGCTGACTGTTTCTGGCGACCTAACCGTGGACACCGACACCTTGTACGTCGATAGCGCGAATGATCGGGTGGGGATTAATAATACAGGTTCCGCAGGATACGATTTATATGTTGGTAATGGCCTAACGGGAACAAAAGCCTTTGCTCTTAACGGTCAGGGTTCCAGTTCTTCTGTAATGAACCTTGACTTGCTTGGAGGTGGAACAGGAAACCCAACAGGGCGTATTGCGTTTTCGTCTAGTACAGAGGCTCTATCTTTTTCCACTGGTGATAATGCTTCTATTACTACAGCCATGACCATCGACTCGTCGCAGCGGGTTTTGATTGGTACAAGTTCCAGTATAACTGGATATTATCTACAAATAGCCGAAAATTCAGGTTATGCGGGTGTATCTGCGTTACGTTATACAAACGATGCTTTTGGTTCTTATTTGAATCTGGGGAAAAGTCGTACTACCACAATCGGTGGGAATACTATAGTCCAAGACAATGATGTTGTGGGATACATTACATTTAGTCCGAATGATGGAACTGACCTTTTTTCTATTTCCTCTCAAATACAAGGCGAAATAGATGGTACACCCGGAGCTAATGACGTACCGGGTCGCTTGGTTTTCAAAACAACGGCTGACGGCGCATCTTCCTCAACCGAGCGTATGCGGATTACGTCGTCAGGGAACGTGGGTATCGCATCGGGTGGCGATGTTGGTCTGGACAGCACCGATATTGCTTTACAGGTTGGTAGTGGTTCATTGAGCAACCCAACTATACAGATTCGTTCTAGTTCTTCGGGTACAGGCCAACTTTGGTTTGGTGACAACAGTGGTTCGGATGCAGGTCGTTATGACGGCTTCATTCAATATAACCAAACTGACCGCTTTATGTATTTCGGCACAGCGCAGTCTAATGCACTTCGTATTGATTCCGACCAACGGACGATAATTGGCGGCTACAGCCATATCCCTGTAATTAACGCGTCTGTACAAGCCTCTGTTGTGGGCGGGTCTGCGGATAGTGGTAGCGGTGGTCTGGGCGTTGCTCGTTTTGGTGGCCCCCCCGTTATTGCTCTGGCCTCTAGCCCAAACACTACGGTTGGTAGCTTTACGCTTACTAGCAATGGCACAGCCATGGGCTACCTCTATTATGGCGCGGATGACGGAACTGATATTCGTACAGCGGGTGCTTATATTGGCGCGGTGGTAGACGGCACTCCGGGGGCCAATGATATGCCGGGCCGTCTAGTCTTTGCAACTACGGCTGATGGCGCATCCTCCTCAACCGAGCGTATGCGGATCAATAACTCGGGTGACGTGACTATCGGCAACGCGGCAAATGCTAGAGCAAGGCTAGAAGTTTACGACAGTGACGTTTCTGCTGTTTACGCTGCGGGTGATTTATCAACTTGGCGCGTTATGCAGGTTCGTAATAATATTGAATCTTTTTCAGGAACGGCGGCGGGTATTGCTTTTGGTGGAGATGGTTCTGGTGATACTGAAACAGCGGGTATTGTTGGAATAAGTGATAATTCCACTGGTGGAATAATGCAACTAGCGTTTATAACCGCCACTGGAAATAACTCTCTTGAAGCCATGCGGATCGACTCGTCGCAGCGGGTTTTGATTGGGGCGGACAGTAATCAGGAAGTATTGTTAAGCTCGGGCAATCAGGTCCAAATTCAAGGTATTAATTCTAATCAATCTGCCATCAGCATAACACGCCATACTAACGATGGCGGAGGTCCGTATGTTAATTTCGGTAAAACCCGAGGGACCGCCGATGGCGCAGTCACTGTGGTACAAAACGCAGATGTTCTTGGGCAAGTTTTCTGGTCTGGTGCCGATGGAACTGATATAAAAAGTCCCGCCGCCGGCATACAGGGTCTCGTTGACGGCACTCCGGGTTCTAATGACATGCCCGGACGCCTTTCGTTTCTGACAACGGCTGACGGCACAAACGTCGTTACCGAGCGTATGCGGATTGATAGTGCTGGACGTGTGATAATTAATACTCAGGATGTTTCAACAGGCACAGGCACAAACAAGGGTCTGTTACAAGTCGCAATGAACCAAGGCTCGGGCTATTATTGGACGGACATCAACACTGGCGCAAATCAATATGCGTCTATGCCAAATGAAATAGCTGTCTTAAACACTCCAGATAGCCAGCTAAACAGTTACGCGGGCATCTTTTTCCAACCGGGTGAAACATCTGCTGGATCGACTATTAGTGCTGCAAGAATAGGCGCTATTCGTGAATCCACTGGAAATATTGGAACAGCTTTGGGCTTTGCTACTCGTAGTGGCACTGGCATGGCAGAAAACATGCGGATTAGTTCCGATGGTTATGTCGGTATCGGAACGACTTCTCCTAGTCAAAAAATAACGGTAGGTTTTGCCGATAATGGTACGGATGGCATTGCATTTAGAAGTTCCTCTTACGCAAATCTCGCCAAGATTTTAGTTGAAAACGAAAGTTCTAGCCAGAATGGAAACCTTCAGTTTCACACCCGTTCAGGCGGGAACGTAAACGAAGCCATGCGGATTGTATCGTCGGGGGAGGTTTTAATTGGCACAGACACCGTTGATTCAAACTTCTCTGGAAAGGCTGTTTTCCAAGTCGCTGGAGAAAACCGCGCCCCACTTATAAGCGTCACTCGCTATCAAGCCAACGGTTCTGGGCCGTATGTCAGAATCGGCAAATCTCGTGGAGCTTCTCCCAACACTCGTGGCATAGTGAGCGAAAATGATGACATTGGGTATTTGCAATGGGTGGCTGATGATGGGGGAGACTTAAACTCTGGGGTTGCACAAATTTCAGCGTCCATTGACGGTACTCCGGGTGTAGATGACACTCCCGGACGCCTTCAGTTTTATACAACCGCAGACGGTTCTTCTGGCCCAACCGAGCGTATGCGGATTAATAGCAATGGGGACATGACCCTTGGCGAGGATATTGGCTCAAATGCGGGCTATTTATTGAAATTAGTTGCGCAGGGGACGGTGCAGTTGATAAACCGTACTGGAACGGATGGTACTTTAATTCTGTTTCAGAATGATGGATCAAATGTTGGTTCTGTCAGTACTTCTGGATCATCCACGGCCTACAACACCTCATCAGACTACCGCCTTAAAGAAAACGTAGTTGACCTGACTGGCGCAACAGATCGCCTCAAGCAGCTTAACCCGTCACGCTTTAACTTCATTGCAGACGCAGATACAACAGTGGATGGCTTCCTTGCACACGAGGTTCAGGCAGTCGTGCCAGAGGCTATCACAGGCACTAAAGACGCAGTGGGTGCAGATGGCAAACCTGAATACCAAGGCATAGATCAAAGCAAGCTGGTGCCACTGCTAACTGCGGCCCTGCAAGAGGCACTCACTAAGATTGAAACACTAGAGGCCCGTATCACGGCCCTAGAAAACGCTTAACCCTCAACAGCACAGGAGATACAAACAATGGCTGTTACACACACTTGGTCAGTAAGTGACCAACTTCAAACTAGAACACAGGATGGGCTGAATGAAGTCGTATTCTCTGTTGTCTGGCGGCTTAACTCGGAAGAAACTGTGGGCGACAAGACCTACAGCATTTCATCTGCAAACCAAATCAGTTTGAACACTGATAACCTTGACCCCGCGACGTTCACATCGTTCGCAGACCTGACAGAAGCTCAGGTTGTAGGCTGGGCCAAGGCAACTATTGACGCCAACGCTGCTGAAGGCGAAGGTGTTACCTGTGCGGAATGGGAAGCGGGACATGATCGCAACATTGCGAAGCAGAAGAACCCGCCAACTGCCGTAGAAACCGCCCCTTGGGCAACATCATAACTCAAATAGGAGACTGACAAATGGCTGAGAAAAAAACAACGCCTATCGTCATCGACGACAAAGAATACACTTTTGAAGACATGACTGCGGAACAGCAGGAAATGGTAAACCACGTTGCAGACTTGGATCGCAAGCTGCAATCAACACGGTTTAACATGACCCAGCTAGAAGGTGGTCGTAAGTTCTTCATTGATATGCTGAAGGAATCTCTAGCGGATACGCCTGAGAACGCACAGGAAAAATGATAAATGGCTTCATCATCCCTAACCGCACAAACAGGTGGCTTTGCATGGTCAACTGCATGGTTTCCTGAAGGTGAAACTTGGGATGATGCTTACTCTTGGTCAGACGCGCGTGCATGGGGTGAAGATAACGTAATACCGCTGGCGGTCGCTGAGGCCGCAAATGCTGGCAGCTTCTCAGTAAACGGTCAGGCTATTACGGAAGACTTGCTTGAGATATTTGATGTCGGCGCGTTTGGCCTTACGGGTCAGGATGCAGGTCGAAACGTCACAAAGCTGGCCACTGGCTATTTCTATAGCCTTGGCGGTCAAGACATAAATGAAAATTTATTAGAGGCTATAGACTTCGGTAGCTTTACCATTAGTGGTCAGGCGGCAAACAAAGCACTTTCCGAAAACATTGCCTATGGCAACTTTGTGTTTAACGGACGGCCTATCACAGAGGCGATTAGCGAACGCGCAGAAGTTGGTACATTTGTATTAACGGGTAATGCAATTACTGAAGCATTACTGGAGCGCATTGATGCAGCCAACTTTAACTATAGCGGCCAAGACGCTCAAAAATCACTTACGCATGTATTTGATAATGGAAGCTATAGCGTTACAGGCTTTGCCACAAACGAACACATTACAGAGAAATTTGCGCTGGGGAGCTTTGGCCTAGACGGTCAGGACGCAAACAAAGCCATTTCGCATCGTTTCGGAGCTGGTGCCTTTACATCAACGGGTCAGGCGGCAGGAAAAGCATTCATAATGAATGCGGAAGTCGGTGAGTTTACGTTTGCTTCTTACATAGGCATTCAGCGGCTAGATGAATGGGCTGACACGGGCTACTGGTTAGACGCTGAATTCTGGTTTGATGATGATCTGATTGACTATGACATTGTTGAGCGAGCTGATGCGGGTGTGTTTGATCTGGAAGGTATTGCAGTACCTAAGTCCCTTAAAGTGCCAGCGGGGACAGGTTACTTTGCACAGGCATCATACGGCGGCATTCAGCGCAACGATGAATGGCTAGACAGCGGCGAATGGCTCGACAATGAAGTCTGGTATGATGGCGATCTAATTGACATTCACATTGTCGAGCGCGCTGATGCGGCTGTGTTTAGCCTTGCGGGGCAAGTTGCACGCAAGAAGATAATACATCAGTTTGGCGCTGGTATCTTTAGCCTAGCAGGGCAAGAAGGTGAAAAGGCCCTATCTGAACTTGCTGCGGGTGAGTTCTTCAATGTTGGCGGTCAGGACATTAACGAAGGCATAACCGAAGCG